GAAAAGCGTTTGAACGTAAAACTGCCCAAGCATCCATCGGCAGACCGTATACGAGTGCATCTGAAAGGCGAAGAGACAAGCACTACCGCAATCAAAAATCGAACAGGATTCACGAGAAATGAGGCTCTACACAGCAGAAGCACTAAGCAGAATTCTTGGGTTGTCAAAAAAGGAAATCACAGATTTTGTAAAAGCGGGTGTGATCCAAAAAGGAAAAACGGACCGTGGCTTATTTGATCTGGAAGAAACGGCCAAAGAGCTGATTGCCCATTACAAGACCGGGCAGGACAATTTGCCTCTAAGTTATCAAGATGAGAGAGCCAAAATGATGCGGGCAAAGCGCAAAGCGGCAGAGTATGACTTGGGACTGAGGGAAGGTGATCTTCACCGAACAGAGGACATAGAAACCCTTCTCACACAGATGCTTGTAAACTTCAAGGCAAAGCTGTCTGCATTGCCGTCTAAGCTAGCGCCAGTTCTGGCAAATACGTCGGATAGCACAGATGCTTTTGATATTTTGAAGAAGGCGATTGACGAGACACAAGAGGAGCTGAGCGACTATGACGGTCTATTCCAACGGGACGAAACCGTATGAGCAATCGGTTCAGAGGCAGACTGAAAATTTATTTCGCCAAGTAATGCTGAGAATGAAACCGCCACCAAATTTGACGCTGAGTCAATGGGCTGATGCGTATCGGTATCTTTCAAGCGAATCATCAGCAGAACCAGGCAGATGGAGAACGGATCGAGCACCTTACCAGCGAGAGCCCATGAATGCAATTTCGGATGTCCATGTCAAGAAAGTTGTGCTTATGTGGGCTGCACAGATGGGCAAAACGGACTGCGCAATTTTGAATACGGTTGGTTTTTATATGCATTTGGAACCATGCCCTATTATGCTTTTACAGCCTACGGTGGAGATGGCAGAAACCGTTTCCAAAAACCGAATTAACCCAATGTTGCGAGATACCCCGATTCTAGCTGAACTATTCGCACAAAAATCCAGAGATAAAAACAACACCATCCAGGAAAAGCAATTTCCTGGCGGCTATCTGGTGATGCAGGGCGCAAATTCTCCCGCAGCTCTGGCCTCCCGGCCAGTGAGAGTCTTGATGATGGACGAGGTTGACCGATACCCGATAACAGCCGGTAAAGAGGGAGACCCTGTGATGCTGGCACACAAACGTACCACAGCTTTCTGGAATAGCAAGGAGGTTGTGACTTCTACTCCGACCAACAAAGGCCAAAGCCGAATTGAAACAGAGTATGAGCACTCCACGCAAGAAGTTTGGAATGTGCCTTGCCCAGTCTGCGGGAAGTATCAGCCGCTGACTTGGGCAAAAATCAAGTTCGATGCCGAACAGTTCCGTGAGGGAATAAATCGGATTGTGCGATGCGAATGCGAGTTTTGCGGTGCGGTGTCCGAAGAGTACGAATGGAAACAGGCAGGACAGCGTGGAAAATACATTGCGACCTATCCAACCAGAAAAGTGCGAGGTTTTTTTGTAAATGCTTTGTCCTCCACCTTCACCACCTGGGAGGAAATCACAGAGGATTTTCTCACCGCCATTGACGAGCGGGACAAGGGGAATATCCAATTGCTGAAAACCTGGACAAACACCGCCTTGGCAGAAACCTGGGATGAGACCGGTGTAAGTCTGGAACAGGACAATCTAAAAGAGCGCGCCGAGGCTTACACGGCAGAAGTGCCGGAAGGTGTGCTGTATCTGACCTGTGGGGTGGACACACAGGATGATAGATTTGAGTTTGAAGTTGTCGGATGGGGTATTGGCGCAGAAAGCTGGGGCATTATAAAAGGCGCTATTTATGGAGACCTGAAAGGAACAGATATTTGGGAGCGCCTGGACGAGCAGCTGCTTAAAACCTTCCATAAAGGCGATGGGACAATTATGAGCATTACGGCAACTTGCATCGATTCCCAGGGACACCATGCACTACAAGTTTACCGATTCTGCAAAGATCGCTGGGCAAGGAACGTTTGGGCAATCAAGGGTAAAGGTGGAATGGATGTTCCCTATATCTCTAATCCAACAAAGAACAACCGTGCTTCTGCTCCGCTATTTATCTTAGGAGTTGACACCGGAAAGTGCCTTGTCTATGACAGACTACAAGTGAGTAATCCTGGACCTGGCTACTGTCATTTCCCGATAGGCCGTGGATACGATGATCTGTACTATAAGGGACTGACGGCGGAAAAATTAGTCATGACCTATAAGCAAGGCGTAGCAACGAGAAAGTGGGTATTGAAAGACTTGGGATTCCGGCGGAATGAACCGTTGGACATCCGAGATTACGCACAGGCGGCAGTTGAAATTGCAAATCTACCACTGTGGCCAAAGGAAAAGAAGAGACCGACAAGAAGAGGACGGCGGCAAATAAGCCGAGGTATTGGGGAGGATTGATCTATTTATGGAAAAGCATCGTGGGAAAAAGCGCTATGGAATTGACCTAGAAACTGCACAGCACCATTTAGACGAATGGTTGGAGGCGGAGCTGGAAGTAACCACGCACCAAAGTTATCAGATGGGCAATAAGTCCTTGACGATGGCAGACCTGGACAAGATCGGAAACCGTATCGACTACTGGAGGAATCGAGTGGAGCAATTAAAAATTCAGGAGGCCACCGGTGGACGAGGAAGAATCACAAGGGTGGTTCCGAGAGATTACTAAAAAAGGGCTGACTCACTTTTCGTGAGTCAGCCCTTTTTTGCGTCTAAAAAGTGTGCCGCCCAGTGCCGAAAAGACCAGATAGTATAAAACCATAAAGATTGTAAGAGGAGGAGGAAATGAACCTTTTAGATCGAACAATCGCATACTTCTCTCCAAAAACAGCAGTCAAGAGGGAATTTGACCGCTTAAAGCTCGACACCATCCAAAACAGCGGATATGGAAATTACGGTGCGAATCGCACCAAGAAAAGCCTAAAAGGCTGGAAGGATCAGGGCGGAAGTGCGTTAGAAGATATTCAATTTAATCTGTCCACGCTGCGGGTGCGAAGCAGAGATTTGTTTATGGGCAACCCGGTAGCAGCGAGCGCTATAAAAACCTACCGAACGAATGTGGTTGGAGGAGGGCTGGTTCCAAAACCGGTGATCGATGGGGAATATCTGCACATGGACACCCAACGGGCAGAGAAATTGGAAAACGCTATATCCAGGGAGTTTGACCTTTGGGCCAGTAGCCAGTTCTGCGATGCAGAAAAGATGTCCTCGTTTTGGGACTTGCAACAGCTGGCTTTCCTGAGTTGGCTGCAATCCGGTGATGCCTTTGCTCTCCTCCAGGAGCGTGAGCAACCAAACTGGCCATACAGCCTTTGCATTCGTTTGGTGGAGGCTGACCGAGTTTGCACACCGGGAGCCTACCTTGATTTGGAACTGAGCGAAAAAGTGGTCGGTGGCGTTGAGGTTGACGATGCCGGAGGCGTTGTGGCGTACCACATCTGCAAAAAACATCCGCTTTCCACGTTGCCGTCTGGCGCAAATGAATGGGTAAGAGTTGAAGCCATTGGCAGTGTGACCGGGAGGAGAAACGTGCTTCACCTAATGGCACGGGAACGAATTGGCGCAAGAAGAGGCGTGCCAATTCTTGCACCGGTAATCGAAGCACTACGTCAGCTTGGACGTTACACCGATGCTGAATTGGTCGCGGCTGTGGTAAATGGCTACTGGGCATTGATTATTGAACAGCCAGAAGCAAACGAATCGCTCCCTATTGGAGAACAAGGAGCGCCGGATGAGGCACTGGTGGACGGTGGAGACAAAAACAGTGTCGAGCTTGGTAATGGATCTATTTTTGAGCTTGGCCCAGGCGAAAAGGCTCATTCTGAATCACCTGGTAGACCCAATTCAAATTTTTCTGGGTTTGTCGATGCCATCACAAAGCAGATTGCAGCGGGCCTTGAACTCCCACAAGAAATAGTAATGAAGCAATTCAGCCATAACTATTCCGCTTCACGTGCAGCTTTGTTAGAGGCCTGGAAGGCATTCTCCATGTGGCGGGACTGGATGATCGAAAAATTCTGCCAGCCGATTTATGAAGAGTGGATGGACGAGGCAGTGGCCAGAGGCCGAATCATAGCCCCTGGATATTTTGAAGATAAATCGATCCGAGCGGCTTATACCAAGGCAGAGTGGTACGGTCCAACCCAAGGACAGCTTGATGTCACGAAAGAATCCGAAGCCGCAGAGATGCGGGTAAAATCCGGTTTCTCTACTCGCACGAAAGAGGCCATGGAGCTGACCGGAACCGATTTCCGTGACAATATGAGAACAGCGCGGCGTGAGCGAGAGCTGATGGAAGAAGCTGGACTTGCTGAACAAACGATAGGAGGCGAAACAAATTGAGACTGAAACTTAACGGAACGCTGGTGGATGACGATAGCGCAACTGTTTATCGCTGGTTTGGTTTTCACGATGTGTTCTGCCCGGGTGATGTAAATCGAGCACTTGAAATGTGCCCAGATGGAGAGGAGTTAATCCTGGAGGTAAATTCCTGCGGTGGCTCTGTCTATATGGGTTTTGAGATTTATACTGCGCTCAGAAGTAGCGGGCGAAACTGCAAGGCGGAAGTGTTCGGCATCGCTGGACGTGCTGCCAGCGTGATGATCTGCGGATGCAGCCAGGTAATGATGAGCCCGGTTGCAAATGTCATGATCCACCGGGCATCGTTAGAGACAGCCGGAAATGAGGAGCAGTTGACCCAAGACGCACAGATGCTCCGAACCGTTGACCAGTCTATTCTCAACGCATACGAGGAAAGGTGCGGAGAGAAAACCAGCAGGGAAGAGCTGGAGGTTATGATGGAGAATGAAACTTTCATGACAGCCCAGGAGGCAATCGAATTTGGAT